GTATATGATCCAGACGTAAGCGGTGCCGAAAAAAACCAAGACTGATCCTGCCGGAAGTTCACCGTCTGCCCCGACCCGAAAGCTGCGATCGCGGGGACGTTGCAAGTCGGCGAATTCGCTTTCAGCCACGCCGAGAAATCGGGAAGCGCGCCGGTACCGGTCAGCCCCGCCGTGATGACGACCTTCCGGATCTGCAGGATGCTGTGACTGGATCCGTCCGTGAAGTCCACCGGATCTCCGATCGCCGAAGTCGCAAAAGTGGTCACGATATTTGGGACCGCGACCTGCCCAGTCGTACCGACGAAGCTCGTGGCATCCACCAGGTAAATCTCCCCGTTATAAAAGACAGCTCCCGCCGTGATGATATACGTCAGGCCGGATCCGCTATTGACGCAACCAAAGAGGACGTAAACCTTCGTCGGGTCATACAGGTTGCCGGTGAGGATATTGCCCAGCGCTGTAAACATTTCCCAAAACGATTGCTGAAGGTGATCCAGGACGCCCTGTTTGACGGCAAGACCGGCGGAGGTCGATATGAATGAGGTATCAATTTTTTTCATGGTTAATAAGTAACAATGTTGTAGGTGATGCCAGCTGGCAAATATTGATTGACGAAAGCCCTGACGATCGTGGCCCTGTTTGCAGGGATCGGATCCAGTGCATTATAGACAGCCACCGGGATATTGATATTGAAATTATACCGGCTGGTGAATGAATAGTTGTTGATGATGAAATCCGACGACGTGTTCGAAAAAATATCGCTGCTGCCCTGGTCGGTGGCTCCGATGATGAAGGGAAACGCCGTCAGCACATTGTTGCTGATATACACGTCGCTGACATTCGGCGGCTGGCGAAAGGTCGTCATGAGTCGCTTATTCAAAGCGTAGGTCAGGGTAAGGGTCTGGCCGGTGTAAAGGATCCGCTCAGAGATTCCGATAAAATTTCCCTGGACGACCTGCCAGGCACTCGTCACCGTGGGCAGGCTGGTATTGCCATTGATCAGGCTTTCATATACGATCGTGTTGTAAATGACGCGCTGATATTTGACGTAAGTGGTCGTGGACAGCCAGAGCAGGGCCGTCGATCCTGTCCGGTATTCTTTAAACCAGAGGTTTGCGACCCACTGCAGCGGGGCCAGGATCGCGGCGATCCATGACAGCATGAGCGGCTGGCGCTTGTCAGGCGGCAGAAGCCTCGGGCCCACTTTGGAAAAATCGACGTCGTAAACACTCATTTTTAGACCGATATTAAAATTTGAAAATTGAAGATATCAGTGATTCCTTCGTGTGTCGGATGTGGATCCCAGACCAGATCTCCGCCCCTAAAAATGCAAATATGACTCACGCCACGAGGAGACTTCCCGCTGGCAAAATAATAGTCATTGCGTAGATCCTCCCGAAAAGCTTTTTCGCCTTCATAATGGAAAACGCCATATTGAGGCGCTTTTACCAGCTCTTTGCCTCTTGCCTTTAGCCATTTATCCATTACTTCGCTCCAAAGCCAATCGTCCACGCCAAAAAGGGTTTCCACATTCGGGACCTCGGTGATGGGCAAATCGAGCATGCTGGCGATTGCGGCCGCAAAGCAGTTGCCACGGACGACCATCTCCCCTTTGGAATTCCAGACGACGACTTTTGTTTGCACTACTGGAGTCATATCGGTTTGTTATTCTGAATTTTTAGCGGATCAAAGCTTTCATTGAATTCACAAAATTTTTCATATTCTTCAAAAGCTCGACGTGAATTCAATGGGATCAACACATTGTCCTCGACATTTAGTAGTCCTAACTCCTGGGAGATCCCAAAAAGGTCACCCTTTGCCAATTCCGTATATCTGTCAAGGCGAAGCCATCCGGACTCCGGATCATACTTTACCGGATTATTTGACACCACTGTCCCGTCAATAATCTGACTTCTAAGCCTGATAATGTCCAAAGCCATTTTTTCCGATCCATCATATTGATAGAATATTAGCGGCTCCGGCTTTTTGTGATAAATAAATTTCATTGCTGAGTAGTTTGGTTTATTCCGCTGTAAAGGTTAAGGTGTTGGCCAGCTGGTTGCCGACCGTCTGCTCGCTGATCAGATATCCCGCTGCCGTATTCCACACTCTGCTCACCACATTATCGCTTTGCACCAGGTACGTGCCGGATCCGAAAGGAATGGCATCCGGACGCGCGACCACGTTCACCAGGACCACGTCGTTGACGCCAGGGACCGCCTTGATGGCACCCTCCAGATCGCTGACCCGCACCTGGCCGTTGAAAGGAATGGCCGCCAGGTAAGCATTGATCGCGTTGATGACATTCAGCTGGATCACGGAGCTGTATTGACCCTGGTAAAAAATATTTGCCGCCACAAAAAGCTGGTCAGGATTAAGGCTGACGATATTGTAAATGACGCCGGCGATGCCCAGGCCATTCGGTGGATTGATGTATGCGCCCAGCGCTGCGATCTGCGGAGCTGAAAGCGGTGCCGGCGGATTGCCCGTGGCCACCTTGATCACGACCTTGCCGGAGAGCGTTGTGTTGACGCTGCAGCGCGTGATGATATTCAGCGTCGGATCCACGACGGGATATGATGGCGCGAAGTTGATCAGCTGGATGACCTGCGGATTTGAGGCCGAATATTGAAATTTGAAGATCTGATTTTGAAGCCAGTTTGCGGTGGCGGGAGCTGCTGAAGCCGCCGTCAGCTCGACCGAAGCCGAGAAGATATCGATCAGCTGCTCCAGGACTGCGATGGCCGTCGCCACGATGAAGGCCCAGAGATTGAAGATCGCTCTCTTGGAAGTATTCGGCGCGAGAAAAGGTCCCATGAGCGGATCCGCCGTCACTTGGTCGAGGATTTGTTGCTGGATAAGAGAGACTGAACGGCTCATGGTTATTGTTTAGGTATTTTAAATTGAAGATTTGGCTGAAATGTCGTTTGGTTGCTCTCGGGAGGCGTCCCTGGGTTATCCGGCATCGATGTGTCTTCCGTAAAGTTGACCGCGAGACCCGTCGGCGGAGTCGTGTCGATATACTTCCCGGTGGCCGGATCATAAGGGCTGCCTTTGCTGTCTATGAAGTTGCAAACGAAGTCGATGATATATTCGTAAATATTGTCATGGTCATAGTCCTGACCTTCGGACACCTTCACCAGTGGACCGCATGCAGTGGGATAGTAAAGGGAAAGGGCGGCCACTACCTGGTCGCGAAGATCAAAGATGGTGAGATCCTGATCCATGGTCCCGTCCTCAGCGTCCATGAATTCATGGACCAGGTGGATCTTCCATCCGACGTCAGCCGAGGCAAAACCGAATCCCAGCTCGGCGAATTGTGGCGAGTGGATGATTTCAAGAAAAGCAGCCGGCCGCGGATAGGCCTGGGCTTCTCCCCTCTTCTCGCGCTTGACCTGGTCATTCCAGACCCGTGAATAAAGCGGAGCCGTGACGCCCATTTGATTGGTGACCTGAATGGTCGCCAGCTTTGCGAGGATGTCCTGGATGGGTTGCTTTATTCCGGCCATTATTTGTTAAAAATGTTTGAGATGCTTTCGTCAATCTTCGCCTCCTGCATCCTTTCGAGGGTGGCAGAATGTCCCATAAACTCGCGCTTTGGTATGGTCTTGGTGCCGTCGTTTTGATATTCAGCATAAGGAACGGCCACGGACAAAAGGACCTGGTCCATGGTGGACCTTTTTATCGACATGCCCACTGCCCTGCGAAGGGTGCCTGATCTGACCAGGATGGCACTGGTCCGTCGGCTCAGTCCCTTGGTCTTTGGGTATTTGTAAGCTTTCGTCCCAGGGATCCGTCGCTGCACCTCCGGCCACTTGTGGAGGCCGTTGTCTTCCCATCCCTGAGCATTGAAAGAGTCCATGAAGAAGTTTCGCGCCTGATTTGCGATCTGGACGGGAAGCACCTTTTTCATGGTGGCGATATTCTCGATGACGCGGCCGAAACCGAATTTATTATCCATGATCAATTTTGTTGCTCCCAGAGTTCCGGCAGGAAAACGGAATTCTGGAAATTGGAGCCCCTCTCGATATTGACGCTGTCAAACTCCATTTTCTCTCCCGGCTCAAGCTCCCTTTTGAGCAGGATCTCGACGGCGGCGCGAAACCAGTCATAAT